TATGTTTTCAACGGCTTTAGCCAATTCCTCGATGCCCGGGATCGCCATCAGCTGTGTCGGTACTTCCAAAGCCACTGCCTGCGGATCTAGGCTTGGGATCGGGCTTGGCACTGGGCTTGGCTCGATTGGGGTTGGCGATGGTTCGGCGGTTGGTTCGGGTGTTTCTACAACTGGCACTGGCGTTGGCTCTATTTCTAGCGTTTGTGTCGGTGTTGGTGTGGGCGTTGGCTCGGGCATTGGTGGCACTACTAGCACAGGGGTTGGCTCGATAGATGTTGGAGTTGGTTCGGGCTGTGGCTCTAGCGTGGGCATTGGTGTGGGTTCTAATGATGGCAAAGCAGATGGGATTGGTGTAGGCAATGCGAGCGAGGGTTCGGGACTTGGCATTGGTGTTGGCTCTATGGTCACTGATGGCTCTGGTGTGGGTGATGGCGTTGGCGCAATACCTGCGTACCACCGCAAAGGGCTATCAACTGGCAAATCGTCACCGATGTATTTTGTGTAAGGGCCAGCGAAACCACCCTCACAATAGTGCTGGGGTATGTTCCCCTTATCGGCAAAATACTGGTTCGAGTTATCCCAGCCGATCTGACGAGTTATCTGCTGGCCTTGTGGGTTCTCGCAAATAACAGTTGTAAAGGCTTGCTCTGCGTAGGCTGTCGAGCTGCTAAACAACATCGATGCACCCACGATCAAGCCCACAAGGCCGACTCGGTGAGGCTTTAGGGTTGCCACCATTTGAATTGCCTTTCATTGCTGACACACTTACCGCCGACAACTTTGAATTGAGCCACGATTGGATGCTTAGTTTTGGACTCCCACCACATAGTCCCTGACCAGTGCAGTGGCGCATTCTTACCCATCACCCAGGTATTTGTTCCAGTGGTATTTAGTCCGTCAGGCTGTTGCCGGGCGAGGCGCATCTTTACATACTTTGGCCGCTTTTCACACACTAAGCGCAACTGGGCAAAGAACAGTGAGCGATTACCGCCAAGTGCTAAAGGCTCGCACCCTGCAAAGGTTGTCCACTTGCCTGACTTGTAAGCCTGTGGGTCTGTGTTCTTGCATAGTCCCGAGGTCTTGGCTTGTGCTACGGCATAAGGCTCTAAGCCTTTACCGATCACAGGTGATGCGATTAAGACTAAGACTGCCCCGATTATGATCGAGGCGCGCTTCACTTTTTCTTGGCAGACTTTGCAGCTGTGATAACTTCATTCATCTCTTTTTGAGATAGTTTGCCATCATCAATCATGTTGCGAGCGGTTTCGCGTATTACAACTACCAATGGCAAAAGTGCCGCCATCAATGCGCCTTTAATTGGTTCGATGCCAACGCCAGCCGATAGGCCGAAAGTGGCTAATCCCTCGTATGCAATAAGTGCGACCACGCGGATCGCAAATGTCTTGTATTTGTTCACGATGCCAGAATGTCCTTTGGATCAATGTCTTTGCCAGCCGACCAGCGAATATTGTCGCGCATTTCAAAGTGGAGGTGTGGCCCTGACGAGTTTCCTGTGTTGCCGGACTCGCCAACAATGTCACCCTTTTTAACCATTTGACCAGGCTTGACTCTGACCTTGTTTAGGTGTGCGTAGATTACCCAACCGCCAGCGCATTTCATTACGACTTGCGATCCGTACGATTTGCCCCAGTTGGCGTTCTCGATCTTGCCGTCGGCTACTGCTAAGACTGGCGTACCCGTAGGCACAGCAAAGTCAACGCCTGTGTGGTAGCCCTTTGACCACATCTTGCCTGGCTTCTTGTAAGCGGTTGTAATCTTGCCGTTCTTAATTGGTAAGGCCATGAGTTGCCCTTTCGTGTCATGGCCCTGTAATGGTTGTTAAACTTGAACTACGTCTGCAATTTCTACTTCGTAGGCTGCGTATTCCTCATCCGTCATTTCTCGGACTACATCGTCAATTTGAATTAAAGGGTTAGACATTAACTTGCTCCGTATCCGTAAACGTAAATTGTGCCACCTGTAATTGTTCCAGCGGTTGGAATGATTGTGAAATCTGTGTACGAAGTTGTGTTGTTAAGGAATCCACAATAATAACCAGCACTACCACCCGGAACGCTACTTACATAAAGAGCCTTTGCCATTGTGTTTTTTGCCAAGAATGGCGATTGCACATCCATTGTCATGTCAAGATTGCTGCTTGTTCCATAGCCCGAATAGGTAAATCTGGAAGCATTGTTATCAGTTGCAGTTGATGTGGAGTTTGCTCCATAAACTACAACGCTTAATGCTCCGTAGTAATTGCTTGATGCGTTTCCTATTTGTAGTGCAAGTGCAACACCATTCGTTGATGCGACTCCGCCACTCAATACAATTTTGTAATTCTCATAAGTTGTGCTGAATGCACTTGTTACGTTTACGGATGAAACTGCTGATCCAATTGTCTGCTTCTTAATCAAACGTAGTCCAGGGTAAGCACCGCCAAGGGCAGTGAACAAAGTGGTATCAACATCGGTTGCCAATGTCTGAATAGCAGTCGCGCCATCCTTAACATAGTCAGTCGAGGTTGGATAATCAAAAAGGTAGTTCGTTGTTTGTCCAGCCATTTATAGATCCTGCCATTGTGTCGTACTTGGAGTATACCCTGCCCAAGTTGTGGTTGGTGGTATTTGATACCAGATTACGGATGAGTAAGTCTCGGAGTATGCCGAGCAAGTCAAAGCCAGTTCAGCGGTGTATCGGGTCAAGTTCCAGGTATAGCCCTCGACAAAGCCATCAAAGGTCGTGCCAAATACTGCTGGCAAATCCTCTGTGCTAATCCGTAGGCCGTTATAAACGGCGGCTAAGGCATCGCGTGTGGCATCGCTAACCGTTGGTGAGTGAAGTGGGATCGTCAGCTGCTCTGGATACATTCTCGGGTAAGCGCGTGACTCTAAAAAGTCGGCAGCCTGTGCTTGTGCATCGGATAGGTTATGCAAAACAGTTGAGCGCGTACCGGACAACTGGCCATACAAGATGATCGACTGTTCGTCACGGGCATTGGCATCACCTGCACGATAGGTCACTGTTACGTCATTAACAATTTCGCCCCATTGCGCGGCGGTGCGTAGGCCGTTGGCCAACAAATCATCAGCGGTTAGGACTAGCGGTGTTGCGCTGGCTCTTGCCAAGTAATCGTCATAATGCAAAGATCCCGAGCCATTTTCCCAAAGCACACCTCGACCAGAATTAGCTGCAATTTGTGCCAATGACCATGCATCGGTTTCGCTTGCGCTGTATGCCTGCAATTCGTATTGCCCAGGCACATCAATGTTGCCCGTCAAACTGTCGACAAGATCTTGACCAACTGCATCGTAACTTGACCAAGTTGCACCCGTTGGCAGCTGCGCCCAAGTCAGTGTGGGTGCTACGTCATCCCACTCGGTCAAAAAGGCTTCGGTCATAATGTTCAAAATGCGTGTGCCGTCAAACTCTTTGGCAAACCCTGTTGCGCCAACTAATCGGCGGTTAAGTTGAGCCAATGGGCCGATGGCTGTGATGCTATAAACGGCGATGGAGCCGTCTGATCCGTAGGCTTGCAGACTGATGTCAATGTCCGAGATCGTGCCGTAAAAGATCTGCTGTGTACCTGTCGTGCCTTTATCAATGGCAATAGATACCGATTGACTCAATGCCACATCCAAAGGCTCACTAGCATCTGTCCAAAGTCTGATCGATGCAAAGCCTGGCTGCGGTTGCTCGGTCACGTCATTGCGACCCATACGGATCGAGATCGATGAGATCGTGTTATCTGCGTAAGTCGTAGCGCCGCCAAAAGTGACTGTCGGATACGGATCGTATGTCGTCACAGTGTTGCGCCAACCAGATTGATCGCACCTGTACGGCGTGAGGAGTCTTGCAGTAGGCGTTCGATGCTACGGCGAGCAGACTCACCATCGATTACGCCGTTCATGATTATGGTCACGCCTGATCCTGCGCCATTGTCCGGGCGAATTGATCCCGAGCCACTTGGGACAAAAGTTTCAGGGCCAAACTCGCCAACACGGTATGGCTGGCCACCCATTACCGAGCCACCAGCTGCGCGACCTGGTGCGTTTTCTGGTGCAAACCTGCCCTCGGCATAAACAAATTGACCAACAAGGCTGGCTCTAAACTTGTCGCCAAGTGAAACAACTTTGCCGTATGCCCGAGTAATAGCGTTAATACCGTTAGCCACTGACTCCAAGGCATTAGCAAAAGTCTGCAAAGTGTTTGTTGACTCATCGCCATCCTCGGTGATGGTTGTGAATAACTTGGCAAAAGAATCGGCAACTGCTCGAAGTGATCCACCTAGGCTATTTGCGCCGTTGCCCTCGAAATTGCCAGCCAATTCTCTAGCACGATTACTTAATCCCTCGGGATCATCGCCGCTAAATCCTTTGGCAATCATGTTTACGTTTTCAAGCAAAGTTTTCATGGTTGGCAGTAGTGCCACACCGATGGACTCTTTAAGTTCATTAGTGCGCTCGGTAACGATAGCCAACTGACCTGCATAGGTTTCGGTGTTGGCCTTGGCCGCGCCGCCAAATAGTCGCGTCAATTCACCTTGGGCTGCGTTGAAATCCTTAGTGGCAATAATGCTGGCATCTAATGGCACACCAAGCCTAGTAAGCGCGCCTAAGTTGCCGTTGTAAGCCTTAGACAAGGCCATCGATACGCCCTCTAGGTCTTTACCTGTGGCCGCGCTAATGTCCATCGCAAGATTAGTCAGTTGCTGGGCTTTGCCAACATCGCCAGTGGCTCGGGCTAGGTTAGCCAGTGCCGGGCGCAACTTGGTATCGGCTACGCCAAAGGCTAGTTGTTGCTTGGTGATGTATTCCTCGGTGGATGCGATTTGTGCATCAGTGGCGTTAGTGGTGTTGCGTAACGCTTCGGCAAGTTGTCTTTGGCTCTTTTCATCCTCAACGGCTGCCTTTGCACCCTCGATGCCGATCTTGATTGCGTAAGCCCCAGCTGCTGCGCCAGCGATTGCAAAAGACTTGGCCATCGCCTTGGAGTATTTGCCAATCTGACTGCTGAATCCCTTTGTGGCGTTGTCGGCTTTGTCCATGCCCGATAGAAACTTTTGCACATCGGCAAGCAGTGAAAGTTTGAGTGTTCTTACATCAGCCATTATGGTGTCCTAGCCCAGTTGTCCATTACCTTGTTCACTGCTGCAAACCACTTCTTTTTAATTTCTGGCTGCATTACTTTCAGTGTTGGGAAAATCCAGTAACCTGTGTTGCCCCTACCCTCTCGGGATGTGCGAGGTGGGAATCTAAAACCGCCATTAGGGAATGCGTTAGCGTTGCCAAACGCGTTGCGATCGCCACCAAACTCATTGCCAAACAATAATTGGCCAGCATTTGCGCCACCTGACACGCGACCTTTGCCACCGCCTACATAAACAGTTGGCACACGATCTCTAGCTGCTCTTACGGTTTCAGCAACAATTCGTGCTTGGGCTGGGTAGTAAGGATGGGCAAAGCCAGCGCGCTGAATGCCTTGGGCAGTCCAGGCACTGATCGAGTAAACATCATCTTTAAGATCGACCTGCGCCTCTTTGTCCATGACGTTGAGTGCTTTAAGCAGACCACGATAGTCAGCAAGGTCTGGTCTGACTGTGATTGTGGTTCTTGTTTCAGCCATGTCCGTTCCTTTCCTGTATCAGCGTGACCGCCGTGTAAACGGCGACACATTCACTGGATCAGTATTTCCAGTATTCCCAACCGTTGGTGGCGCGGCCACTGACGTACTGACCACCTCGCTATCCTTTGTAGTCGAGGATGGAACAGTCGCTCGGGCTTAACGAATAGAACAGGGCAACCATTATGCAATACACAGTTACAACAAAACAGGGCAACAACTACATAGTGAGTGATGAAAACGCTTGGTTGTGGATTGAGATTGAAAGAGAACTCGGTTACACAGTCAGCCAAGCGGCAGAAAAGATGAGCCAAGGCTCGCTGGATGTCATAACCTGCATGCTTTACAAGGCCGCTAAGGCTCAAGGGCATACCAAGTTACCTAGTCAGCAAGCATGGGTCACCAATGAGTTTGAAACCTTTGAGGTGGTCGAGGAAAGCCCAAAAGAGAACTCGCTGACGGACTCGTCAGAATAGCAGTTGTCACCGGGATTCCATTATCTGATCTGTACCAATGGTCACTCGCAGACATCAACACAGCCTTACAGCTGATAACAGAGAGGAATGGACATGGCTGAAACAAGAACCACAATTACAGTCAGGCCAGACCTTGCTGATTATCGCAGTTTATTAAAGGTACTTAGTTTGATGGAAAGAGAATCACAAGTTGAACTTAAAGATGATGTGTATTCCATTAGTGCTTGGACTGCTACAGGAATTAGACAAGCAGGATTTGCTCATCCGTTTTATCCAAGGCAAGCAAAGATTGTTGCGGAAACCGTAAGAGCAGCTAGAGATCGTGTACCAACTGTTTATGTAGGAGGTGGCAAGGGTCGCGTATCGGGTGGCGCAAACGCTGGCCAGTTGCTATTTGGTAATGAATTTGGTGGAGATCGAAATGCATTTGGCAACGCTAATGCATTCCCCAATGGTGGTTTCAGATTCCCACCTCGTACATCTCGTGAGGGTCGAGGCAACACTGGCTACTGGATTTTCCCAACTCTAAAGGCAATGCAACCAGAGATCAAAAAGAAGTGGTTTGAAGCAGTAAATAAAGTAATGGACAACTGGGCAAGGACACCATAATGGCTGATGTAAGAACACTTAAACTTTCACTACTTGCTGATGTCAACAAGTTTCTTGCTGGCATGGACAAGGCCGACAATGCCACCAAGTCTTTCTCAAGCAAGGTTGGCAAGTATTCCAAGGCAATGGCCAAGTCTTTTGCAATTGCTGGAGCAGCTGCTGGCGCTTATGCAATCAAGATTGGCATTGACGGCGTAAAGGCAGCAGTAGAGGATGAGGCATCACAAAAGCAATTAGCAGAAGCCTTAAAGAATACAACTAATGCAACTGATGCACAGATCAAATCCACAGAGGATTACATAACCAAGCAACAACTGGCCTTTGGTGTTGCTGATACTAAATTGCGCCCGGCACTGGCTAACCTAGCCCGAGCTACTGGCGATGTAGGCAAGGCCCAGCAACTTACTAACCTTGCAATGGACATCTCGGCAGCTACTGGCAAAGACCTTGAGACCGTATCGCTGACACTTTCCAAGGCTTACAACGGCAACATTGGCGCATTAACTAAGTTAGGCATTCCATTAGATGATGCCATTAAGAAGTCTGGCGATTTTAATCTTGTACAAGGTGAACTAACCCGTTTATTTGGTGGCGCTGCCAAAGCCAATACCGAAACATACGCAGGTCAATTAGCCATTGTTACCGAGCGATTTGGCGAAATGAAAGAAGCCATTGGTGTGTCATTGCTGCCAGTAATGAAAACATTATTAGAGCAAGTTAATTTGGCTGCCAAGGCATTCAGTGGTGACGATCCAGAGGGTTTAAGCAGTAGGGCAAGAGAACTTGCAGGAACTTATGATGGGCAAGGCTCAGGTGCTTACAACTTAGGTTTAGCCTTACGTAACGTGGCAGATTCATTTGGCAAAGTGTTTGCAGCACTAAACGGTTCAGATGCTAACGGTGCTACGGACAATGCCCAAAGTTTTGCAAATGCCTTAAACAATGTTGCCGGGGCAATAAACGCAGTCGCCAACGCATACAACAAAGCCAAAAAAATTGGCGGAGCAATTTTAGATTTTATTGAAATCGGTGATGGTGGCTTAAAGTTTGCTGATACTGATTTAGGTCGCGCCCTTGGTTACACTGCCCGAGCAGCTGGTGGTCCTGTATCTGCTGGTCAGGCTTACCGCGTAGGCGAATTTGGCCCTGAAACTTTTGTACCATCTGGCTCTGGATCAATCCGCCCGGACTCTGGCGGTTCTGGCGTAACCATAATCATGAACGGTGTTATTGATGGTGAGTCTGCTCGCCGTAGCATTGAGCGCTTACTTCAAGACTCTGCAAGGCGTACAGGCGCAATTAACCTAGTCGGGGCAACATTGTGACCGATTACGAGCCATACCCCACAGTGACCTTTGGTGGGACTACTACCTATGCCGATAACACAATCAGCTCTATTGCAATCCGAATGGGTCGCAATGACATTATTGAACAACCCCAGCCGGGCTTTGCATCTATTCAATTATGGACTGATGCCAGCCAGCCTTTAGATGTGGCATTAAGTCAGTCAGTATCAGTTGCCATTAATAAAGGCACATCAGGAACACAAGAGATTTTTAACGGCACTATTTCAGACATTGACATAAGCCTTGAAGCCTACGGGTCAGATGGATCTATTGCCATTTATTCCATAACTGCAGTCGGCCCATTGTCTTTACTAAATCGCCACCTATCAGCTGCCAGTTTTCCCAAAGAGTTTGACGGCACACGAATCCTTGCAATCCTTACTGATGCTTTTACAACAACTTGGGCAGATGTTTCAGCAACCATTCAATGGCAAGACTTGCCTAATGACGTGACTTGGGCATCCTATGAGGCAGTTAACATTGCATTAGCAGATACATTAACAACCAATGTTGACGAGCCGGGTGTCTACGAATTAGAGGCATACACCGGTGGAGTTACTAATTCTTTAACACTGGCTCAAAGTGCAGCCCAAAGTGGCCGAGGTATCTTGTGGGAGTCTGGACTTGGCGAAATTTACTATGACGATTACAACGCTAGAGCAAGCGCTATTGCTTACGAATTAACTGCTGATGATCTATTAGCCAGAGGTTTACAAACAGCAGCCCAATGGGGCGAAATTGTAAATGAAGCCATTGTCACTTATCGGGCAGGTGAGGCAGTATCCAGAGATGAAACCTCTGTAATTCTTTATGGTGCATTGACTGGCAGTCGCACTACGCAGCTGCACAATTTATCCGATGCACAAGAACAAGCTGACGATTTTGTAGCATCTCGGGCTTACCCAAGGATGTATCCAGAAACTTTTACTGTGCCATTGCACTCACCCACAGTCACAGATGCCACCCGGGACAAAATGACCGAGGTTTACTGTGGACTTAGAATCATCACTGATGCACTGCCAGCAGTCTTTGGTGTTGATTTTGACGGTTTTGTTGAGGGTTGGAATTGGAACATTACACGCTACACCGCCGAATTGAGCCTTAGATGCTCGGCTTACTCTGAAACTTATTTGTCCATTATTTGGAATCAAGAACCACCGAATCTCACATGGGCAAGTTATACTCCAACTATAGAAGAATGGGATGATTTGTAATGGCAACAACCACTAATTACTCGTGGGATACACCAGACAATACTGACTATGTTAAAGATGGCGCACTGGCCATTAGAACACTTGGCAGCTCGGTGGATACTACGTTGTATACCGCTTTGGGTGGTGCATACCCCGGACTACGCTTAGTCAAAAAACAGACTATTGGCAATGCCGTATCAAGCGTAATTGTTACCGATTGCTTTAGCACTACTTACGATGCTTACAAAATAATCATTGCTGGTGGCGTTGCATCCAGCACAACTTGCGATCTAAATCTTTCTATCAGTGGTATCACAACCAATTACTTCAACGCTTATTCCTATGTTCAATACAACTCAGCATCAGTTTTAGCTGTGATTAACAATGGTGGGGCAGCCTTTACTAACGCTGGCTCTGGCACGACTGATGGCTTAAGTCTTAATGTTGACTTGATTAACCCATTCTTAGCCAAGCCAACTTCATTCATGTGCTTTAGTCCACAAATGAACTCTGGCCGAGCATCACTGGCCAACTCGGGTGTAAACACCAATGCAACGTCAGGCACAAACTTAGGTATTCAAGTAGCTACTGGAACAATAACTGGTGGCACTATTTATGTCTATGGATACGGAAAGAGCTAAAATGGCAAAGAAAAAAGAACCTGTGTCACTTCCACTAATTCAAATTGATGATGAAGTTAGGGAAATGACACCAGAGGAATACGCTTTGTATGTAGAGGAAACACCTAAAGAGGGGCAACAGTAATGGCTGGCACAACAACCAACAATGGTTGGGACTATCCAACTAGCACTGATCTACTTAAAGACGGTGCATTGGCTATTCAGACATTGGCAACAGACATTGATACATCAGTTGGCACAGGCTTACTAGCTTGGACTGCATACACTCCAACTTTTGTTAACTTCACACTAGGTAACGGCACAATTTCATTTGCTTATTCTCAGGTAGGCAAAGTTGTAAATTTTAGAGGCTTAATAACATTAGGTTCAACAAGTGTTATGGGAACAGTTCCGACAATAAGTTTGCCTGTGACAGCAAATTCATCTGCTACTTCATTACCACTTGGTCAGGTATTTTTTAATGACGCAGGTACTGTTGTAAATACAGGTATTTTGTCAATGACAACAACAACAACATTGACTATGCATGCATTATCAGCATCTGGCACATACGTTAGTCGCACAGGTTTACAATCAAATGTGCCATTTACTTGGACAACAAGCGATCAAATACTACTTCAAGCAACTTATCAGGCGGCATAACATGGTTACTTTTGAATGCTTTGTAGAGACTTGCCCGAACTGCAACATTCCTTACAACTTTTACGGATTTCCAGAGACAGCAGTATGTGGTGGATGTGGCGCAACCTTAGAAGCTACAGACCCACAGCCAGATCCAGAAATACCATCAGAATGACATTCCTAACTTGGTTTGCACATAGCCCAATAGCCTCATTTGTAAAGGTATTTGGAGCAGGTGTGCTGGGTTGGTTGCTTGTAAATGCAGATACTTTAGGCATTCATCCGGCACTAACTATTGGCCTTGTATCAGCATTACCAATCATCATTAACTGGCTTAATCCAGAGTATGAGAACTACGGCAGGGCAAACCTAGATGAAGCCGATTAAATCAGGTATTGTTTCATTCCCGTATGGGGCTAAATACAAAACTGGTGGCATACACAAGGGCATTGATTACAAAGCCACAATAGGCACACCAG